AGCCTATTTTTAGAAAGGCTGCGAATGATATGCCAGATCATTATGTGGTATTCAGACCTGAAACCATAAAGCAATTCATTCTAAAATTCTTTAAGCAAGGCAATACCGATAAGGTAAATATGATGCATAACGTACCTATCGAAGATGTCTTTATGTTTGAATCATGGATCGTTGATAGGGATAATGGCAAAGCACCGCCAGAGGGATTCGAGGGCATTTCTGATGGCAGTTGGTTTGGTAGCTTCAAAGTTGATAATAAGGATATTTGGGAGAACTATATCAAGACAGGGATATTCACAGGATTCTCTGTTGAGGGGTTCTTTTCATATTCTGAGGAAAGCGCAGATGTGGATGAAGAAAAACTGATCGCTATAAAAAAGATTATCAGCGAGATAGATATTTAAACTTAGACAGTTTAATTGAATCGTATATTTATATAAAACAAACAAGAACTAAATCCATTTAAAATGAAACCATCAGAAGCTATCAACAAAATCAAAGAATTGTTAAACTTCAAAGCAGAGGAAAAGTTTGAGGCTGTTAAAACTGTTGGTGGTGATCAGCTAAAGTGGGAAGGGGATCTCGCAGTCGGTGTATCGGTTGTACTGATTTCTGAGGAAGGAGAACTCCCTGCACCAAGCGGAGATTATGAAATGGAGGACGGTAGCACTATTGTAATTGAGGACGGTCTTGTTACCGAAATCAAAGAGGCAGAAGCTATTGAGGAAGAAGTGGAAGTCAAGGCAGAGGTGGAGCTTGAGAATGAGGATGAAGTTATTGAGGTGGCAGATGAGGTCGCAATGTCGGATGAAGATCTGAACGCATTGTTTGACTTTCTGTTTGGATTTAAAACCCAAGTGGAAACCATCAAGTCTGAGAATACATTTCTCAAAAGCGAGCTTATTACTCTAAAGGCTCAAATCAAGAATTTAGAGGAAAGTCCAGCAGCAGATCCAGAGCCAAATTACTTTGGTAAGAACAATAAGGATAAAAAAACCAAAAAAGAAGAATTAGTATTGGCTATGGCTAATGCAAAGAAATAAATTGTTAATCAGTAAAATCGGAATATTATGTCATACAATGTAGCGGGATTATCAGCATACACAAACGAACAGAGATTACCTCTGTTGGTGAAAACCGTATTTGGTGCTAAGTCAGCATCTATCTTAAACAAAATGACAGGAATCAAGAGTGCGGACACTCTGAATTTCTTAGAAACTAATGCGCAGTTTCAAACACAAGCGTGTGGTTTCAATGCCTCGGGAACAACTACCTTTACCCAAAGGACGTTGACCGTTGGTAAGGTCATGATCCATGAGGCACTTTGCCCTAAAACATTGGAAGCATATTGGATGCAAACACAGATCGCACCGGGTAGCCCTGAGGCAATGCCATTTGAGCAGGAATATTCTGAAAAGAAAGCTGCGCTTATTGCAAGCCAATTGGAAACAGCCATCTGGCAAGGCGATACTGATTCTGCCGACACAAACCTTGATAAGTTTGACGGTTTAATCAAAATTATTGACGCAGCCTCTCCCGTAGCTGCAACGTCTCAAGCCTCTATTAGTTCAACGACTGTGCGAGGTATTATGCAGAACATCTTTACAAATATACCAACCGCAATTCTGGACAAGCCAGATACGGTGGTGCTTTGTGGATGGGATGTATTCAGGACGTATCAGATCGCCCTGGCAAATGCCAATCTTTATCACTATGATGGTGAAAGTCCAAACGGTGAAATGCTGATTGAGAATACAGGGCTCAAGCTGGTAGCTGTTCACGGTCTTGATAGTACGAACAGGATCTTTGCAGGGCAACTTGCAAACTTCTTTGTGGGTACGGATCTCGAAGGTGAGGAGGATCAGTTCGAAATCTTCTGGGCGAAAGAGGCAAGAGAGGTTCGGTTTGTAGCTGAGTTCAAGATGGGTACGCAGGTCGCATTTGGCGATCAGATTGTTGAGTATTCAAATACTTGATAGGTAGGTTTACCCTCTTTTTTATAACTATTTAAAAGTCTTATTATGACTTGTGCATTAACAAAAGGATTTACACTTGGTTGCAGGGATGCACTCGGAGGAGTAAAGGAAATATATGTTACAGAGTTTGCAAACAAAGCAACGCTATCAGAAACAAGCGGAGTGATCACCACTTTCACCCTTGATTCAGGAAAGCAGTTCTGGACATACGAACTACCAGACAATACCGCACAAGTTACCGAAACGGTTAACGCCAACACCCAAAATGGAACAGTGTTCTATTCACAAGAGTTACCACTTGTATTGCATAAATTACAAACCGCTATTCGGAATGAATTGAAGCTTTTGGCTCAAAACAGGATGATGGTTATTGTAAAGGATGCCAACGATACTTATTGGTTGCTTGGGAAAACTATTGGCGCATGGTTGACAGGTGGCACAAACGTAACGGGAGTTGCAAAAGCGGATGCCTCTGCATATAACATTACACTCATGGCGGAGGAGCCAGAGCCATTGACAGAGGTTACATCAGGTCTTATTGCCACCCTGACAGCACCCGCAGCCTAAGAAAATTGTTTGTTCACGTTAATTGCGATCCTTGGCGGTTTAATTACTGTCAAGGATTTTTTTATATATTTGACCTGACAAACAAACAATAATATGAGAATAGTAGTGGCAAGTATGAGCAGATGTGGAAGTACAGCCCTGTTCAACTGTTTAAAAGATCAGCTTGGCAACACCTTCCAATCTATGTACTTAAAAAAATATCATCCCCTACACTTTATTGACAACGACCTAAATTATCTTATCAAGACACATGATGTCTGCCGAATGGGAGAGAATCCCGAAACAAGGGTTATCTATTTATACGACAGTCCTTATGCGGTTGTCAATTCATTTATGTCGCAGCCTGAACAATTTAAGATTGATGGGTTTCCGAACTTCGGTAAGAACTATATATCTGACGAGGTGAGTTTGGTTAATAATGATGGGTTAGGACTTTTGAATAATTATCTGTCGTGGGTTTATAAATCATTAGGGATTATGTTTATTCACTATAATATGTTGTTTGAAAGTTCAGATATGATTAGTGAGTATATAGGTTACGGGATTGTGTTGCCCGAAAGACAGCCTCGCAAAACATCTATCAATATAAAGCCATCCTGTTATGCTAAGTTGGATGAGATTATTTCTTCACCTGAAAAAATGCTTACTGATGGTTAAAATTCTTGTTCTAATAAACGCAGTAGATGGTATCAACTATCACAGGCTTATATCTCCATTTGGATTGCTGAAAGAGGATTACCCTGATGCGGTAACATTTTTCTCAAACATCAAGGATAACGATAAGGGTTATCAAACCGTTGATGCTTTCGAGGTCGAGGAATTTGAGAAGTTCTCCCATGTAGTATTCAATAGGATCTTGAGCCAAGACGGTGCAAGTAAGCTGGTGTTTGACAGGATCAAAAAGGCGGGGTGTAAAACCGTTATGGATATTGACGACAATTGGACTTTGAACAAGTCTCATTATATGTATAACCACTATAAGAAGCTGAATGCTGGTGAGCATATTGAGTATTGCCTGAAAAGTTCGGATATTATTATCGCTGGTAGTGATGCCTTAAAAACCCTGATCGGGAGGGAGGTGAAAAGATATGCCAATGTTGTTTATAATGCTATTGATCCAAATGCTAAACAGTTTGAAACAATTGACTGTAGTCGTGATTATAATCATGTGGCATTCATTGGAGGGATTGGACACCGCAAGGATCTGGCGTTGATACTTCCAGAGATTGCAAAGATCCAGAAAGAACGGTATTTTACTTTCACTATATCAGGTTATGCAGCAGGGCATCAGGAGTGGGAACGGTTAAGAGCCGAAGTCCATAAGTTAGGGATCGAGTGTTACTTTGAGGCTGGCAGACCTGTTTTTGAGTATGGACAATTGTATGCTGACAAAGGGATTATTATTGCACCTCTGCAAAGAAATAAGTTTAACGATTACAAGAGTGCATTGAAGGTAATTGAGGCAGGGCATTTCTCACACCCTGTAATATGTAGCGATACTATTCCGTTTAAGAATATATCCGGTGTACTGAAATTCAAAAAGGCAGAACGGTTCGGGGATCACTTGAGATCTCTTTTGAGTAGCAAGGCTCGACAGGATAATCTCGGTAAGAAGCTGAATGCGGAAGTAGCAAAGAAGTTCAACATAAAAAAGGAGAATGCAAAACGTAAACAAATATTAGGACTATGATAACCTTTAAACACTCAGGGAACGCTGGGGATATAATCTTTTCCATTCCAGCCATCAATGCAGTTATGGAAAACAATATGATTGGCGGAATTGTTGGTGAGGCAGAGATCCAGATCAGGCTCGGTGTTGCAATGGGTGTCAGCGATCCTGTAAAACATCCCACAGGGGGGGTGCAGATGAACGCCACCATGTTCGACATGATTAAACCTCTCTTATTATCATCGGGATATATAAAGTCTGTCAGAACGTGGACAGGGGATCAGGTGGACTATGACCTCGATAGGTTTCGCGCCCAACCGATACAGCTTGGTATGGGAAACATATCTCGGTGGTATTCAAACATTGTAAACCTTCCAATCAATTTGCATGAAAGCTGGATCTCTGTATTGGGATTAAGCACAGATATTATAATAGTTGCCAGGAGCGAGAGGTATCTTAACCCAAATCTTGACTATTCCTTTTTGGAAGGGCATAATATTATGTTTATCGGAATTGACAAAGAGTTTGAACTGATAAAAAAACAGATCCCTAATGCTATTCATCAGAAGGTTGATAACTTCCTTGAAATGGCACAGCTTATTGACGGTTGTAAAATGTTTATCGGGAATCAGTCTTTACCCTATGCTATTGCCGAGGGATTAAAGGTTGATCGGATATTAGAGCCATGCCTTTATGCGGGAAATGTCATACCTTGCGGTGGCAAATGTATTGAGGCGTATACACAAAAGACTTTTGAAGAATTTTTTAAATACTTACTATGAAATGTTTAGCTTGTAATGTTGACTTCTCAGGCACAGGTCGGAGAAAACTAAAAAAGGGTTTCGGCTACTATAAGTGTCCTGAGTGTGGATCAATATTCACACCGAAAGCAGTACCATTGTTTAATGACAATCCAGAGGAGCGGGTTGATGCTAATCCTGAACGGGTGAAGCGTTTATCAAAGTTTGTCGCTGGCGGATCTAAAGTTCTTGACTTTGGTTGCAGGGATGGCAATCTGGTGAAGGTGCTTTTTGAGGAGGGATACCTCTCTCATGGCGTGGATATAAGTAATAACAATGCTTATCCATCAGATCTACCAAAGGCAGTTGTATTTGATGCGGTTGTAATGGTTGAGGTTGTTGAGCATTTAAAAAGTCTTGGCGCAGTAATGAATGGGATCAAAAAGGTTTGTAAAAAGGGCGCAATTATTATGATCGAAAGTTCATTCTCTGATTGGATAGATTTTGACAAGGTGAAAGACGAGCT